TCAAAAGATTTGGGCTGTGAAATCATTAAATTGATTAATCGATTTAATTTGCTTATCTTTGCTAATATGAGCGTAAACATCTAATGTGGTCTTTATAGATGCGTGTCCCAATCTTAATTGAATCTCTTTGATATCTATATCGGCTTCTATTAACAAAGCTGTATAAGTATGTCTAAGACCGTGTGGAGTGATTTTAGGTACATCGGCTTTTTTGGCATAAGTATTTAATTTATAACTGAAATTCCTAGATGGTGTAGGATGCCCAGTTTTGTCGGCAAAAATAAAGTTAAGATTATTATAGGTATCTCTATTTTCCATCATTATTTGATTTTGTAAACTTTTCCATCTTTTAAGTTGTTGTATAACTTGAGGAGGGATAGGAACTTTTCTGTTGGAACTACGAGTTTTGGGCTCAGTTAATTGATATTCATGTCTTAATCCTCTTTTTTGAAAAATGGTTTTGTTGACGCGAACTGTAGCGTTTTTGAAATCAATATCATCCCATTTAAGACAAACAGCTTCGCCTATTCGTAGACCTGAGAAGGCTAGCAATAGAAATAGTGTTAGCTCTTTATTTATGTTTTTATTTTTTAAACAATTCAGAAATATATTAAGTTCATCTTTCTGCCAATACTTTAATTCTTCCTCCATAGCCAAATATTTTTCTCTAGGCAATTTAGCTTCAGAAATTGGATTAGCGCTAAAATACTGATCTCTAACGGCTTGTTTCATCATCATATTAAACACTTGATGTATTGCTATTAAAGTGTTTTTAGCATAGTGTGAGCCTAATTTATTTAGTAAATTTTGATAATAAGATAGTGTGATTTTTTTTAGATGAGTTGTGCCAACGTGTTTTTTTATGACCTTTATACTATCTTGCCGACTCTTCCAAGAACTTTCTTTAATGCTGTGTTTATAAATGTTGAACCATATATCAATATATTCTTTAATCATCACATTGTCATTTTTTTCAATAAAATTATTTTCAATATTAATTTCTATTTGAGAAGCTGCTATTTGTGCCTCTTTTTTTGTTCTGAAATTACCTTTTGATTTTTCGCGCTTTTTACCTGTAACAGGGTCCATGTATTTTATCCTATATTCCCATTTATTATTTCTTTTACGAAAGCTAGCCATAACAACCCCTCCATTTCAATTGTTGTCATTTAACATTTTTTTACGTTCATCAGCGTGTTTCTTCAATAAATTTATATATGTTTGAACCTTTCTTAAATCTCCTTTGTCTAATGATTCTAAGTTATAAAAGAATCCATCAATATTACTTTTTTCTCTTGTATTTAATTTATCATTAGCAAAAAAAGATACAGGCACGTTAAAAATTTCAGCAATTTTTGTGAGATATGCAAAAGAAGGCTTTCTTACATCTCTTTCGTACATGCTTATTGCTTGTTCGGTAACATTAAGTTTTTCAGCAAGGATTGCTTGAGTCATTTTCTGTTCTTTCCTTAGCTGTTTGATTTTTTTTCCAATAGAGTTCATTTTCATAACCCTTTCTGATTACCAATTTAAAATAATTATATAACATTATGTTAAGTTTTTGAAGTCATAAATTAACGAAATGTTTACTTTTTGTTATTGACTTACACTATACCACCCCTTTAAACTAAACTTATCGTTAAGTTCAAAGGGGGTGGTATAGTGAATAAAAGTAAAATTGGAGAGAATATTATTAAGTTAAGACAGAAGAATGGTTGGTCCCAAAAATATTTTTCGTATAAATTAAGATTAACTCAATCGGCTGTATCTCAATATGAAAGAGGGGTTAGGGTTCCTGAGGATCATATTAAGAAGAAAATAGCAGATATTTTTGAGGTAACTGTAGATTCTATTTTTTTTAAATAAAACTAAACGAAACGTTAAGATTTTAAAAAAATATGGAAAATGGTGAAAAATATGGAAGACAAACATCAAGGGAATAATTCAAATGACAGTTTATTTGCTGATGATCTAGAAGAAACTTTGTATGAATTGTTAGGTTTTAATTGAAGGAGATGACGGGATGAATATCCAGCTAGAACCCTCAGATATTGATGTGATTGTTGAAACTATAGTCGGAAAATTATATGAAAAATTAGCTCCTCAAATGGTAGAACTCATTGGAGATTTAATGCAACCTGATGAGTTGTTAGATAAACAGAGGGTGTACAAAGAGGTCTTTAACTGTACAGCTACCACATTTGAGGATCTGTATTATAGTCGTCCGGATTTTCCGGTTTTTGATCCTGGTGTGAGACCAGATGGATCGAAAGCTAAATTGAGATTCTCTCGAAAAGCAATTGAAAAATGGATTGCTGAAAATGGGAAAACTCGCTCCGAATTATTTTAAAGTTTTTTGTATATTATCTGCAAGGAAAAGGGCGAACGTGGAATTTTCTAGTGGAAAAATCGGCTGAATATTTGGATAGAAAGTGCAGTGACATATTTTTCAGGATAACAAAATAACAGATTAATTCACTGCGATCCAAGAATGAGCGCTACATAGCACATTGGTATTCGAAATCAACAGTGGGATAGTAACGATAGTTTAATGGATTAAGAGGATATTTAAGAAGGGTATACGAGCTTAAATTGATTATGCCAGCATTACAATTAATTCTTTCATTAAAAGGATGTAAAAACATCGTAAAGGTTTCACAAGGAGCCATTGTAATGTAGAACACAAAAGAAGCCCTAGAGAGTGAGTGCTAGGACTAGGACTTCCACATAGGCTGTGTTGGGAGATTAGAAATCCAACAAAAATATCTTAACATGTATTGCTTGTATATACATCCTGAAAATCAGACATAGGGAAAAGAAGAATTTGAAACGTATGTCTTAGGTTCGTATTTTGTAAACGGTTTCTATAGGATATCCACGGTGGATATTTAAAGGATGAGAGTCATTCCGAGTGCATAGGGTGGATAAGCATTTATCAAAATTGAGGAGGTTTCGCATGGATCACTTAACAGTAGCGAATGAGCAAATCAAGAAAGATATCATCGAACATATCACATTTGATTTCGGACGTGGACAAGAGCAAGTGATAAGACATATGTTGCATGAGCGAGTGTATCAGTCGCGTAATGAAAACAAAGTGTGTGACACCATTGAAGAAATTATCAATTTACGTGCGGAAGCTGAAAAGGCTCGTCGTGTTTACGAAATAACTTCCGGTGAATTTTACTTGTTTCGTTCTTGCCGGCTAGAATTGAAAGCTAATTTGTTGGAAGATTCATTGCCTAATGTAGTAGAGGATTCGATATTCGATCTATTATTTGGTTATTAACGAAAGACAAGTTCTCGCTTGTCGAAATGTTCAGGAATCTAAAGGTATTCCCCGCCTAACAGAAAGGTTCCTGAATATTTCGATGTGTGAAAGCATCATACGAATGAGGTGAGTTAATTGAAGGGAGAAGCCAACATGACCAGATCAGTCCTAACAAAAGACTTAGAAAAGAAAGAAATACTTGATGAATTCTTACAGCATTGTGAAAAGAAGCAAATAGAAGCGGTTCAAAAGAGTGATTTGTTGATGCTTTGTATTTGGATTAAAGAAGCACGATTGGCTCGAAGGGAATTGGCAGCACTCTACCCTGCGAAAGAAAAATATGATACCAAACTGGAACAGGATCGTAAAAGCATTTTAGGGATTGTAGCACATTTAAGAAGCAGAGGCATCAACGTTTCAGTTGTGGAAAGAGCACACCATAGTACGATTTATGAGGAAATCAGTTGAGTGCTAGAAAATCAAAATATCACAAAAAAAATAAAAAGGCCCACGGCAATGGGTCTTTAAGAAAAAATAAGTTGTTATAAGTATATCACGGAAAGTAGGTAAATAGTACATGAATTTAAATGAATATCAAGTGCTATTACCTAATAAATTCTGGGACCTAGCAAAAAGCAATGAAGAATTAAAAGTGATGATTGAGCAATACTTTATTGTTGGTTACCCGCATTACGAGATTCAACGAATTATCGACAATGGGCAAACTCATATTGCAATTTGTATTCGGAGGTAAATAAATGGCAACGTTTCGAGTTAATAAAAGTAAAAATTACACAACCATTAATAATATAGGTCTTCGAGATGAACGTTTAAGTTGGAAAGCAAAAGGGATATTGTCTTACATTTTATCGTTACCAGATGATTGGGTGTTTTACATGGAGGAAATATCTACTCATGCGAAAGATGGAATTGATAGTTTAAGGGTAGGAATGAAAGAACTAAAAAAATTCGGTTATGTTAGAAGGTTTCCTGTAAAAAACGAAAAAGGAAAGATAACTAGCTGGGAGACGATTATTTATGAAGTTCCACAAGTGGAGAATCCACATATGGAAAATCCACAAGTGGAAAAACCACAAATGGAAGTTCCATTTATGGAAAATCCAACGCTACTAAGTACTAAAGAACTAAGTACTAATATACCAAATACTGATAAACAAAATAATACTATGTCCTCTTCTAACGAAGAAGACAATCAGTCTTCCATTCCTTATCAAGAAATCCTTGATTATCTTAATGAAAAAGCTACAAAGAACTTTAATCATAAAGCAGAAGCTCACAGAAAGTTAATCAGAGCAAGATGGAATGAAGGCTATACAATTGAAAAATTTAAAACCGTCATTGATAACAAAGTGTCACAATGGCTCGGACAGTTTGATAGAGACAATAAACCACTTGATCGGTATTTAAGACCAAGTACATTATTTGCCCAGAAACATTTTGATAACTATTTAAATGAAACAGTAAAAGGAGCGAAAAATAATGATCCAGTTGCAAGAAACGGAGCAGTTTACTACAACGAAACTGAATTTGACTTCTAATCTATGTGAAGTGTGTAAAGAAAAAGGAATTAAGCAACGAACAATGATATTTCAAGGCGAGGAAGTTTGTCCTAAATGTTATTTGCAAAAGGACCACGATAGATTGTATACGGAATGCAACAAGTATTACAAGGGTGAAGAGGAACGGAGAAGAAAAGCTTATTTCCATAATCATAGTTTAATCAGTGATCCAACAATCATGATTGCAACATTTGATAATTTCATACCTAATTGTGATGAAGAAGTGAGTAACAGAGATCAAGCTGTAATGCATGCCCATAACTTTATAAGCGATATGAAATATACATTAGTAGCTTCTGGAGATGCAGGAAGAGGAAAAAGTCATTTAATGCATGCCATAGCTGAAGAAATTAATGAGAACGGAACGCAAACCGTGTTGTTTATAAGCGAAAGTGTTTTATTCAAAAAGTTAAAAGCTACATTCAAAAGAGATTCTGAGTTATCTGAAGATGATTATTTACAAAAAATAATTGATGCAGATGTAGTGATATTTGATGATTTTGGTTCAACGTTAGGTGATTACAGAGATATCAACTTGAAAGCAATAGAATTCCACAATAAAAAAGGGGAAGGGAATATTACTGATCTACAAAGAGCGACAAAATATATGAATGATACTTATATAACCATTTTTGATGGTAGACAAGGAAAGGTTAATGGAATTGCTACAAATTTAGTAGCTGCAGCAATCACGTATTGCTATGACCAGCGAATCACATCTAGGATACTTGGTTGCAAATCAGCCATGACATTTAAAAATACACCTGATAGACGTAAGAAAGCTTTGCCTTTTTGATAAGTAATATATGTAAAACAAGGAGGAATAATCATGTGTATATTATGCCGTAATACAGGGATTATTCGTAAAGAAACGTATCCGGGTGTAATTAAAACGAACGGTTGTAATTGTGAAGTAGCAAAGCAACAGCAAGAAGAAAATGATAAGCGTTGGAAAGCGTACTTAATTAAATTTGAGTTAATGAAACAAGAGTTACGACGTAAACAACAACAAAAAATTAGCTAGCGAGGAAAGGGGGATTTCAGTCGTATGAAGTCTATGAAAGTTGAAATTGATGTTACTGATAATAAAATTTATTTGGTCAAGAATGGTGAGGTTACGCTACTGAGCCCTCCAGCAACAGGATTCGGGGAACAAGTAATCACTTGGCAGGGCGGAAAAGTTGATCGAGTATCAACTACAATCACTGAAAAAATTAAATAACTGGGGATGCGATTATGAAGCAATTAACGATTGATGACGTTATAGGGAGTTTCTGCTACAACGCTATAAGCACCAGTGAAAAGTTTTTGAATCCAAGCTTTGAAGTGCATTTTTACGATAAAGAGGAACGCCAAAAGTTGGATTGTTTTGATGCTAAAACTGAAGTTGAAGCTTGGAATGCTGCAATAGAAGAGCATGGTAAGGGAATTCAGAAGATTAAAATAAATTTTTCGGATCGTACTAGGGCAGAATTTTTGGCACTTGATTAGGAGGGAGAATGGTGGTCGCTTTAAATCGCTGGTTAACCGATGAAGAATATGCAAGAGCTTTATCTAACGGAATTAGTAGAAAGACGTTAAATTATCGTGTTTACGAAGCCGAATGGGATTTAGAAGAAGCATTAACAGCAACGCCGAGAAGCGTCAGACATAACAGGTTTGAGGGAGTGCACACGAAATGGCGTAGAATAGCAGAGGCGAATGGCATAAACGCCGCTACATTTTACAGTAGATTAAATAGTGGTTGGGGATATCAAGAGGCCTCTACGAAACCAGCTCTAAAAAGAAAAGGTTTGGGAAAAGTGTGGTTAGAACGAGCGAAGCCCAATGGAATTGGCTATAGCACGTTCATGACAAGAGTAATTACTAGAAAGTGGGACATAGAAAAGGCTGTAACAACACCAGTAATAAGAACTGAAAAAAATGCCTCAGTACGATTCGAGAAATCGATTGTGAGAAACCGAAGGAATTAAAAAAGGAGCTGAAGATAATGAAGGAAGTAATCAAGGAATATATAAATCAATTGCAACAATCAGCGCTAGAAAACAGAAAGGAATCAGACAAAGCGTATGATGCTGGAGATTTAGGATTATCAGGTTACTATCGTGGTCAATGGATTGCGAATGAGGGAACAGCAATTGCATTAAAAACTATCTTAAATCAGCACAGAGAAAAAATGTAGGTTCAGATTTATTAAAGTCAGACCAAATGTGAATTTTGTATGAAAGTGAGCTGATTTTCTTGAAGGATAATTACAAATTTAAAATGTGGGATTGGGATGAAGGTCGTTTCTATGCCATCCCAATGGAAAATGTTGTAGAAGCTATATACTTTGCTTGGAATTACGAATTTGATGTGTATGAGATTGATTCAGGTGAAATGATTTTTTCGGGTCAGCTAGATAATGAAGACAACTCAGAGATGTTAGAAAAATATGGATTGAGGGTTATTGATGGAGAAAAATACCGCAATCTACAAAACATTGAAACAGGTGAAATTTATAAGGCGAGCTGGGAGAAATAGAAATTCAAATTTTGTTAAGGAATGGGGGAGAAAGAATGAAAGAACTTAATTGGATAAATGCCATTGAATGGGGAAAAATCCACTGCCCGATGTTAGGCAAAGAAGTAATGACTTATTATCCAGAAGGAAGTAAGCCTTATGACACATATACAAACCCTTTTGTAAATGAAGGTGGAGAGGTTTTATACTATCGTTTCGATCAAGATGAAGGACATTGGCTTGAAGAGCCTTACTGGTTAGAGGATTTGTGTGAAAGATTTTAACCGAAGCGTTATTTGAAAAAAAGACCTCTTACGGAAAGATAAGAGGTCATCAAAAAATGTTGTATTTGAAACACATGATGTTTCCCAAAGATATTATAACACACACATATATATTGCACATTAAATATTTAATGTGAGTGAAAAGAATTAAAGTGAACAAAATCTTTATTTGAACAGAAAAAAAGAGCACATGGGAAAGCGCTCTTTGACCAAGATTTATATTAAAAAGTATCGGCAATTAACTTTTATGTATGTTTTCAGTTTATGTGCAAGTTTAAATAAAAACTTTATTTGAAAAAAGAGCTTACATATCAGTAAGCTCTAAAAAAATAATCTATATGAATTGAAAGTCATACAACAATATATGCTTGTTTGGTTTGAATGTGACAAGTTTTTAATAAAATCGTTAATTTAATTAAAAAAAGAGCCCCGCGATAATGGCTGCAGGGCTTAACAAGGTTGAGTTATGTCATACTCACAAGGGATTTTAACATGAATGTTGCGGTGAAAATACTGGTAAATTTGTCCAATCTGTTTAGGGCTATTATTTATAACCAAAACGCTATTTGATATTAAAATTTAAAATCAAAAAGAGCACCATTAAACAGTGCCCTCTTCAAGCGTGAATATAAATTCCTATCATTCTATACTAGTATATGCTTACAGTAATTAATTGTTAAAAAATAGATGTAACTTTATTTAATAAAAATACAGAGACTTCGTGTAACGAAGCCTCTGTAAAATTGAATATAACTAAGTTACGATAAATTCAATAGTAACTGGGATTGCAGGATCAAATGCATCGCCACCTGGAATTGTAATCGCTCCAGTTGGACCAGTAGTAACACTTGATTCTCCGCCTGGCTGAAGTACACCGTTTAGGTAGAAATTATAATACGTGAATTTTGGGAATGCTGTAGCAGCAACACCAGCATCATTTAAGCAAGCTGTAGCAGCAATTGCAAAAGCGGCACCTGTACCTGTACCCGCACCTATTGTAGAAGTAAATCTTCTGGAAGCTATAAATGGAGGTATGATCGCCATTTGTTATTCACCTCTTTTTGAATTTTATTAGGGCTAGTTTGTAAGAAAACTTGTCCTATATTGTATTCTATGAATTTTCTCATTATTAGAGGCGGCTTATGGACTAGTATTTAAGTTTGGTTTTAATTTTGGGATAGATAAATTTATTAATGTTTAATAAAAATTTCATTTTGTAGAGAAATGAGGTGCTAGGATGAAAGGCTCTACAAAGTATCAATTATTAAAAGATGATTTTGATCATGCTGTAAAGCAGATTGAACTGAGGAATAAAGAAATTGAGCTTCTTAGAGCAAGTCGTGAATCCTCTATACATGAATATCGCCAATTGTTTAACGAACGAATGAAGCTTAAAGAAGAAATTGAGTTTTTAAAAGATGGTGTTCAAGTAAGGGATGAGCATATTGAAAGGCTCGAAAAGGAGTTACAAGAATATAAAAGAGCAGCTAGCAAAAACTAACTGCTCCATTATCAAAAGGTTCCGGGCTGCAAACACTGTTAAGAAAGCAGCTTACAGATAGTATGTACAGGATTATGAGGATTATGCAGATAAATAAAAAGAGCGCCTGTGCCAGAGCGCTCTTGTCTGAAACCTTAAACCATTATTCGTTGTTAATGTGTGTGAGTCATGAACAAACAAATAGCTAGAAAAGTAAGGTTCAGGATAATGTATGTGAAATAAAGAAAAGTGTTAATGAAAATTAAAAAGAGCGCCTTCGAACAGCGCTCTTCCCTAGAGTGTGTAGTGCATGATACTTCATGAAGGTTTTTAAGAAATAAAAGGAACGAGCTCACAACTGAAAAGATGTGGCTACACAATAACATATGAAAATGCCGTAATAGGAGTGACAATGAAATTTAAAATAAAAAAGCAGCTAGCAAAAGCTAACTGCTCTAATCGTGGAATGTGGTTCAAAAATGGGTTGTCTATAGTATTGACGGGATTTTGAGTTTTATTCAGGGGGAGAAGGAAAATGATTTATTTTCAATTCAATTTAAAAACAATTGTTATTTATACGCAGAAAACGAAGAATCGACATAATATGTGAATGTTCAAAGAGTTGGGATTACTGTTATTTGATAATAAAGGTGAATGTATATCTGCTGAAATGGCAGCTATATCATTAAAAAACATCTTAAATCGGATGGATGAAAAACAAGCAAACAGGATAATCGACATGTTTGTTATTGGTCCTTATTAATAAAATCAAACCAAATAATCCTTTTGTAAGCATTAATGAATAGGTACAATTCACATTTTAATTATTTTTGAATGTAATGGGTATCAAATTAGTTAAAACGCCCGAAAATGGACATTAAGGGCATTTTAACAGAAGGAGTGAAGGTTTTGGCTAAGATGAAGAAAAAGAAATTAAAAAAAGCAATTGCTCGTCGTACAAAGGCTGTACAAAAGGAAGAGAAAGATAGACTAGATAAAGCTTGGCGGAATCTTTTTATACAGCCTAGCATCATGAAATAAATATAGTCCGGCTAGAAAACTAGAGGACACCGATTTTTAGAACAGCAATCAAGCTGTTTTAAAAAATGGTGTCCTCTTTCTTATTTTGTAAGGGGGATGCGGGGAATGAAGACCTTAAAAAAACAAATAGGTGAATGGAAAAAGCAATCAAAACAACCAAAGAAGAAAAGTAAGAAAAAACGAAAAGAGAAATTGAGCACTCGTGACATTGAAGAGTTAATGGGAATTCATAGACCGCGTTATGAGCGCAGACGTGGAGTTTTAAGACAAAAATAATAACAATGGAGGGATGTAATATGAATAAACAATTAACATTTAAAATGCCTGTTTTAGATGAAGAAGAGACAAAAAATGAAGTTGAAAAAGTATTTGAGAAGTATCGTATGTATTTATCTCAAATGCCAAGTGACATTTTACCTAAAGTAACCGCATCGTATTCAATTGTTCCTCCATCTGTAACAAATGAGTTTAATAGTTCTACTGAAAACATAGCAATTGAAAGAATACAATATGAGATGGCTAGAGATAAATTTATGAATTGGGTTCAAAGAGCTGTTAACAGGCTACCAAAAAGAGAAAGACAAATAATTTATATGTATTATATGGAGGAAGAGAAGGGTTACGATCCAGACATAATGGATGAAGTGAAGTTAGGGAGAACCACGTATTATAAAGTGAAAGGCAAAGCTTTATTACGTTTAGCTTTTAGTTTGCGAAAAGAAGTATTTAAACAAAAGGCGCAAAATGAAGAGGTAGAAGTAGTATGAACATTGTACAACCGATTCGCGATAAAGAAATAATACAAGAGATAAAAGAGTTCTATAAGAAACAGAATGAGAGGAACTACATTCTGTTTCTTCTTGGTATTAATACAGGGTTCAGAATATCGGATATATTACGTTTACGTGTTCGTGATGTAGAGGGATGGAATATTGTAATTCGTGAAAAGAAAACGAAGAAAATTAAAGATGTGAAGATGCCTTCAGAACTGAAGAGAGCTGTCAGAAATTATACAGAAGGAAAGCCGAAGAACGAATATTTGATTAAGAGCAGGAATGGAAAGAATAAACCAATTACTCGTGCTATGGCTTATGTAATATTAAATCAAGCAGCAGAAGAGTTTGGGTTAGAACGTATAGGAACTCATTCGCTCAGAAAAACATATGGGTATCATCATTACAAACAATTTAAGGATGTAGTTGCTTTGCAAAAGATGTTAAATCATACAGATCAGAAAGAAACATTGAGATACATTGGAATGGAGCAAGATACATTAAATGATTATCAAAGGAAGTTTAGAATCTAATTCCTTTATTTTTTTATCACTTATTGAATTAGCTTTAAACTGAAAGTGTCAAATTCATTTTTACAAAATGCGAAAGAGATTGATAGTTCTAAGGTTAAACGGAATAGGTGAATTTAACACAATCCAGATTATAGCGAATTCATTTTCAAGGATGAAAGAACGTATTTATTTAAAACTATGTAAAAAGAGGATGAAAAACGATGTGAAAAAATGCAGAAATAAAAAACGCGAACTATTCGCGGACAATTTGCGAACTATTTACGGACACGTTTTGGTTTTTGATGTGTTATATTTGTATTGTGAGAAGTGGCGGAAAACATGGCTCACAAAATTCCTTATAACTGAAAATGGATCGTCATAACCGGTGGCGATGGTTGCAGATTGGATGAAAAGTTGTTTCTTGATTTCATATTCAATTGCAATTCACGTTGTGTAAACGGGGAAGGGCTTTTGCTCTTCTTTGAGCTAACAACAAGGTAGATGGGATGAGGCTAAGCTGATAGGTCATCTAAGAGTGTCTGCCGTGGTTGTTAGCTGAAAGGAGAATAAAACTTCATTTACCGTAATGGGGTACAAATAAATAATTGATATCAAAGCATCCATCCGGGTGCTTTTCATATTTTAAGGAGGATGAAGGATGAACAATCAAATGATTAAGACAGCCTCTGCGATAACAGAGGCTGAATCAATGAAATTCGCAAAAGGAAAACCAATGTCAAAATCAAAATTCGAAAAAATTTTAAACTCATCTGAAGTTATAAAACTAAAACATATGAAAGATATCAGTTCTCTAGCGAGACCGATTAAGCAGAATAATGGAAAGGATGATATAAATGACTAAAAGTAAGTTAACTATTAAAGTAGCTGCTGATACGAAAGAAGCGTTAGAGGGAATTAAGGAAGTAACAGAAGCTGCTAATGAATGTGTAGAAGCGTTGGAGAAGTTAGAAAAGGTTATGGGGAAGTTTAATAAAAAGGGTGATTCGATTGAATGTAAGGCGCTTTTGACTTTAGATAGTAGAGCAATAGCTGAAGCTATCTACAATTTCAACGAGATTTAGGAAGCCGTACGAGCGTAACGGCTAAGGATGTTGCGGAGTCTATGTTACAGATTGCTGATGGAACACTTATAAAAGGACAACTTTCTTAGGTGCTGCCATATTGGTAGCGTCTTATTTGTTGTTAGGGAAAGATAAGCGCAAACGTGTTGCATGTAATAGTGGGAGGAGTGAGGATAGGCGATGAGAAAAAGAACGATCGTGACTTGTGATAAGTGTTCAGGTAGCTTTGTATTTAAACCATTAAAAAGGAAGCTATCTGATGGAATCGAAATGCATTACATCAAATGTAGACATTGTTATAAAGAAACAGTCTCATATTACATTGATGGGAACATTCGTCAGCAAATTAAGGCGAATGAAGTGAAACGTAAGGGACTACAAAAAAGAATGGTGAATGCTGAGAGTAAAGAAGAGATTGAAAGCTATGTAGAACAAATCAATAAACTCTCAGAAGATGTCGGTGTACAAATGGACCAGTTGAAAGTAAGAATAGAGAAACGAGGAGAAGATTAAATGGGGAAAGTATTGTACGAATGCTTAAAGTGCTCTAATAGAAGAACGCTAGAGGTGAAGAAGGGAAAATATCTAGAAGTAACAGTTTGTTCACGATGTCAGGGTGCTGCTGTTGATGTAGCGCATCGGGCGAAGTACAAGCAAATGAACCAGATTAATCCTGATAACTTATTGTCTATACATTTATCCGATATAGATGCGGTTCCAGACGTTTATTATAAAGGGGAACAGATAACAGGGAGAGTAAGGGTTAGTTTTGATTGGAAGACAAGCTCATTTGATCACAAGAATAACACATATATTCACCTGGAATTTTTTGATGATGAGTCTGAACGATGTAATAGCAAAATGATTCAACACAACCATCCACTAAAGGAACGTAAGTTCATCAATGAGGAGCGAGGTTGATGTTGGAAAGGAAAACATTAACCTATCAGTGCGATTCATGTAGGCATAGAGAGAGGGTGGATACATCTCGTTCCTCAATGTATGGTAGATCTTGCGAGGTATGTGGGAAACAAACGAATCCAGAAAGAGTAGTAGTTATCGCTGGCAATGTAAAGCAAGCGAAAGAGTACTGGAAACGTATAAAAGATAAATACCAATATGAAAATTTTCAAGTGAAGTTTCTAAGTAATAGACCATTTGCGATAGATGGTATTTCTCATCGTAGTTTGTTCATCATTCTTTGTGGTGATTATTGGGAGAATGTATTTTATGAAAGTAAATGGTATGATTCGCTCAAAAAACTTGGAGTAAGAATTGTTCACGAGAGGATATAAGTATGATTCTAGTGGATGGTAGTCGGACTGAATGATTCAATACGCTGAGAAGACTGAGAAAGGAGTAAGATAGAATGCTATGGCTGTTAGCTTACCTTATTGTCGGAATGGTATATATTTCATTCGGCATGCAATCTGTTTTACGTGATGCTTTGAAAGATATTGAGGAAGAGTCAGGCAAAGAGATGATTACGATTGTCGTAACGTTATTTCTGATTTGCTTCTTCACACCTGTGTGGCCAGCACTCTTAACCATAAAAGTTGCAAGTGTATTACGTAAGGACAGTGATACAAGTGTCAAGTAAATCAAAACGAAATCGACACTATGATAAACAAAATCGGAATCAAGAATCAAAACGTTTTTATAATTCTACGGCATGGCGAAAATGCAGGGCTTTCGTTTTAGAAAGAGACAATCATTTGTGTCAAGAATGTTTCAAACAAAGCGTGATAACTCCAGCTGATATGGTCCATCATAAGATTCATTTCACGGATGATCCATCAAAAGGATTAGCTGTAGACAACTTAATTAGTTTATGTCATGCATGTCATAACAAAGAACATCCTGAGAAGTCAGGTGGAAAAAAGAAGAAAGAAGTATCGAAGAAGATTAATGTTGTAAAGGTTAGGGCGAATAAGGAAAGAGTATGAGGAGGATGAATGATGGGTGAAAATAATAGGGAAAAACCACTTACCTCTATCAAAGTAGATGTGGATATGGATACTACATGTATCCAAAAGAAGATGAAGATCATTGGTGAACATGCGCTACAAGTGGCGCAAGCCTTACAGAGTATCGGACAGGAAACAAATGAAAAGGCTTTAACAAACTATTCTACTACAGAATTGATAGATGAATTAAGGGAAAGAGAAGTGAAATTACCATCAGGTGAAATTCATAGTTTTACATGCACGGAACAATTTGTAATTGATGGTGGATTATCTATTCAAATTTATAAAATGCGACAGGAATAAGATAAGCCCCCCATTATATTCTTTTAAAAAAGGGTATACCTCCAGACCGGAGTGCTCCCTCGTTTGTAGCGCGAGTGGATTCTTTAAAGGGGGGTAACCCATGAAAAGAGCTCATTTTTTATGTAGACGCAACACTTTTTATCCATAAAATGTAAGTGAGGTGATAGCATGGATAAAGGGCTGATAGAACGAAAACCACCTACTCATTTAAAAAAGGTAGGAAAGGATACGTGGATACGTATTTGGAGGATATTAGAAGAGGAAGAGAAAGCTGATATCAATGATCCGATTGCGATTGAGGCAATTGCTTTTAGTTATCAAATGTTTCGGGATATGGCAGCCAACGTTAAAAAAGAAGGATTGACAATGGAATATACAAATAAGGCGGGGGCTACCAATCTAACGAAGCATACACTGATACCAGAGATACCAAAGTATTTACAACAGATTCGTCAATACTTAGGAGAACTTGGGCTAACAGGGGCGAGTCGAAAAAAACTGCAAGAAGAGTTAACTGGGGATAATGACGATGATTACGACAACTTCTAAGCCTTCTGAAATAACGAAATGGTATAAGGAATGGCGAGATGAGCAAATCAAGTGTTTTTATATTTTGGACAAACCATCTCCTGAATTGAGAACAACCTGGTATGCAGAACAAGTTGTACAAGGCAATATAAAAGCGAGTAAGAAAAATATTTTATCTTGCACACGCCATCTACATGACTTGAAAAGACAAGGAACGGAAGAATTTCCATGGATATTTGATGAGGAAAAAGCGCATCGACCGATCCGTTATATCGAAAAATTCTGTCGTCCTTCAAAAGGTGACTACAAAAGATTAGTTCTTCAACCATGGCAGCATTTTGTTATGGGTTCTTTGTATGGATGGATTCATAAAGATACAGGCTATAGGCGCTTTCGGGAGGGCCTTATTTTTATTGGTCGAAAAAACGGAAAAACGACGATGATTTCGGGATTATCCAATTATGCAGTATCTAAGGATCATGAACCAGGTGCTCGTGTGTATGTTTTGGCAAATACAAAGCAACAAGCTGGAGAACTGTTTGAGGAAAGTCGAGCGATGGTTCAAAAATCCCCATCTCTTCGGAAGAAGTTACGTGAAAATCAGAAAGGGATTTTTGATGATAAAACACATTCTAAAATCGAACCTCGTGCATCGGATAGTAAAAAGTTAGATGGATTGAACACACATCTTGGTATTTTTGATGAAATACACGAATTTAAAAATTTTAAGCTGATTAACGTAATAAAAAAATCGCGTGGTGCAAGAAAACAACCTCTGATTGTCTATATTACGACCGCAGGTTATCAACTGGAAGGGCCACTTGTACAATATTATGAAAATGCAGCGGATGTGTTAGAAGGGGGATTTAGTCAGGATAGAAAATTCTATTTTATGGCTGAAATGGACTGTGTAGAAGAAATCGAACATCCAGAGCTATGGGTAAAAGCGAATCCAAATATAGGTGTTTCATTAGATCTTCCGTCTCTGATTGATGATTGGAATACGGATAAGTATATAGAATCAGAAAAGAGCGACTGGATTACAAAGCAATTCAATATTTTTGTAGATAATGATGAAATGTCATTTGTCGGTATTGAAGTATTACAAAGAAATGAAGAATGCATCAATCTAGAGGAATTAAATGCTTTTGAATGTATAGGATCCTATGACTTATCATCCACAGAGGATTTTACAAGTGCATGTTTAGAATTTCCTTTAGAGAATGGAAAAGTTTTTGTTTTATCTCACAGTTGGGTACCACAAGCGAAAGTGGATAAAGAGAATGAGGGAATTAACTATAAGGAATTTGAAGCAAAGGGCTGGTTAACAATCATACCTGGTGAGTATGTGAAATATGAATATGTCTATGATTGGTTTGTAAAGCAATCTACAGTGTATGCGATAAAGAAAATCGGATATGATCCAAAGAATGCGTATCGCTTAAATGAAGAATTAAAAGCGTACGGATTTGAAACAGAAGTTGTTCGTCAGGGACATACGACGTTAAGCCCAGCACTGAAGGATGTGAAAGAATTATTAATAGACGGAAAAGTGATGAGTAATAAAAATCGTCTCTTACGCTGGTATATGAACAATGTGAAGCTTGTGGAAGATAGGAACGGAAACTTTTTACCGTCAAAACAAAGTAAATATAGGAAAATTGATGGGTTTGCGGCATTCCTAAATGCCCATACCCTGGTCATGCCTATGCTTTCTCAGCCACAAGGAAATGGTGAAATTGATATTGTCTCAATGAGAGATTTATTTTACTAAGTAGGAGTAGGAAGAAAGGTGGTGGGAATTTGAGCTGGTTGAACCGATTAAAACACACGTTTCAAGGTGCTGTGAACGGTTGGAAAGGAAAAGGATATGATTTTTCGAGTTGGATGGGGAAAAGTTTTTGGGGAGTGGATAATTCAAAATTAGCAAATAACGAAACCATTTTCAGTGTTATATCGAGATTATCTAACGTGATCGCTTCTTTGCCTATCAAAATGTACAAAAACTATGATCTTGCGAGGAATGCGGCATCTGATGTGTTAATGTTTGGGCCGAATCAGAATATGACGTCTTTTGATTTGATTCGGCATATGGAGACAGCTAGGAATGAGAGTGGAAATGCGTATGCGTTTATTGAGAGAGATATTCGTGGACAAGTTTCACGAATCGTGCCATTAATATCATCATATGTTGAACCTATGTTAGATCAAGAGACGCAAGAATTGTGGTATCAAGTCATTGGCGAAAACGGCACATACTATTTTCATAATCTAGATGTCATACACACAAAACACATCACAACATCTCAGGGAATAAAGGGGATAAATCCGCTCAAGGTCCTTACAAATACAACAGATTTTGACAAAGCTATTCGAGAGTTTAGTTTAAGTGAAATGAAGAGTGCTCCAAACTCATTTGTTCTGACTTACAACTCGCAACTTGGAAGTGAAAAGCGACAAGCTGTTATTGAGGATTTTAAACGTTTTTATAAAGAAAATGGCGGTATATTGTTCCAAGAACCGGGCGTTACGATAGATCCAATTGAAAGGAAATACGTTGCAGCAGATACATTTACGTCAGAACGAATTACTCGTTCGCGTGTTGCGAATGTATTTAATGTACCGGTAACATTTTTGAATGATAATGAAGGGCAAAGTTATGGTAGCAATGAACAGCTCATGCAGCAGTTCGTACAATTAACTTTAATGCCGATTATCCGTCAATATGAGCAAGAGTTCAATAGAAAATTACTGACTCCAGCTGAAAGGAAAGCTGGATTTTATTTTAAATTTAACGTCGGAGCTTTGTTACGCGGGGATACGGCAGCAAGAAATACACTGTATCATGGCGGTTTACGTGATGGATGGTTAACTCGTAATGATGTAAGAAGGTGGGAAGACCTAGCGCCTGATCCAAGCAAGGAAGCAGATATACTTTGGGTGAGTGGGGATATGTATCCATTGAGTATGGACCCTACAAAGCGGAAGGGGGTGAATAAAGGTGGGAAAGGCGAAAAAGACGAATAAGTTCTGGGAAATGAAAATGTCAGCCCATAACGCCAGTACAGCAGATGTTTTTCTATATGGAGAAGTAACAAAATATGCATGGGAAGAGTATGGAGAAGTATCTTCTACTTTATTTAAACAAGAATTAGATGATTTAGGAGAAGTAGATACCCTTAATCTTCATATCAATTCACCTGGTGGCAGTGTATTTGAAGGCATAACGATTTTTAATATGTTAAAAATGCACAAAGCAAAGGTGAATGTATACGTTGATGCATTAGCAGCTTCTATTGCTTCTGTCATTGCCATGTGTGGGGATCAAATTTATATGCACAAGAATTCTATGATGATGATTCACCATGCTTGGACCTATGCATCAGGTAATGCGCAACAATTGAGAAAAGCCGCTGATGATATCGAGAAGATTAGTAAGTCTAGTAGTATGACGTATGTAGAGCGAGCGGGAGATAAATTAACGGAAGATAAATTAGAAGAGCTTCTTACTGAGGAAACATGGTTATCCGCAGAGGAAGCTCTTTCTTATGGTCTTTGTGATGTGGTCTTAGAAGCAAATGAAGCGGTAGCTTCTATTAGTGAACGATTATGTAAGGAATATAAGAATATTCCGCAACAATTTATGAGCCAGCTCAATCAATCTGTTATAACAAGTGACGAAATGAAAGAACGTCAACGAATTGCAGAAGAAGCAAAGGTGAATAAGCAATATATGGAAACTATTTTAGGAGGAATGTATTCATGAAACATAAAACAGTAGCGTTTTATACAAAACAAGCACCTAGATTACCATTAAAAATCGGTAATTTTCAATTTTTCTCAGATTCTACCCTTTTTGATTTAAAACAAAATATGGCTACAATTGGTCAACAACTACAAAAGGTCGAAAATGACTTGTCACAAAAAGCAATTGATCCGACAGTAAAAATGGATGATATTAGAGCCTTACAAACTTCAAAGACGGATTTGCAAATGCGTTTTAATGTGATTAAAGAGCAGCATGACGCCCTGGAAGCTGAACAACGAGCGAAATTGGCAGCGAAAAAAGGAGTTCAAACGATTGAGGACCCAAAACAAAGAATGATTCAGGCGAAAGCGGAGCTCATCCGTGCGACGATTATGAAAAGTCCTGTCAAAGCAGACATTCTTCAGGCGCTTGGTGATGATCCTTCAACAGGTGGAGGGAAGTTTTTACCTAAGACGGTAGCTACAGATATTTTGTCAGAACCACTCGTGAAAAATCCATTACGTGAATTGTCGACTTTTACGCAAATTACAAATTTGGAAGTGCCTAAAATTGACTTTACGTTAGATGACGACGATTTTATTGCGGATAAGGAGACAGCAAAAGAGTTAAAATCAACAGGTTCTACCGTAGAATTTGGAAGAAATAAATTTAAGGTGTTTGCAGGTGTATCTGAAACGGTATTAAACGGAACAGAAACAAATTTAGTGATGCATGTGGAACGAACATTGCAATCTGGTGTAGCTTCGAAAGAAAAGAAAGTATCCTTTGCAACTTCACCCAAAAAAGGGGAAGAACATATGAGTTTCTATGCTTCTGGAATGAAAGAGATTTCTGGTGAGAATTTATATAAGGCGATTAAAGCCGCCATTGCAGATTTACATGAAGATTATCGGGAAAATGCAAAAATCGTAATGCGTTATCAAGATTATTCTACGATTATCGAGACGTTAGCGAACGGACAGGCTACTCTCTATACGGCACAACCGGAACAAATTCTAGGAAAACCAGTTATCTTTTGTGATGCAGCTATTTCACCGATTGTAGGGGATTTTTCCTATTCTCATTTTAATTATGATTTAAATAGTTTATATGAAACAGACAAAGATATCAAAACAGGTGTACAAGCATTTGTTGTGACAGCGTGGTTTGATCATCAAATTAAATTAAAATCAGCATTCCGTATTGCAAAAGTTATGAAACCCTAATCCGCCCCAAGTACCAACAGGATTACAAGTTGACGCTACTACAGTGACAACGGCCAACATCAGTTGGTCTCCTGTTGTGTATGATGGGGGAATCAAAGAATATCAAGTGTTCCGAAATGGAAAACAAGTAGGGACTTCACCAACAGCGACTTATAAGGATACGGGATTAACAGGGGATACCCTGTATTCCTATCAAGTGAAAGCTGTCGGGAAGAATGGGCTTGTTTCACTATTAAGTGAAGCGTTACAAGTTCAAACGGAAGCATCTACAGGTTCATAGGCGGTGATGTGATGAAGGATACAAGTATGCTTTCACAAGTAAAAGAATATTTACGAATTGATGGGAGTGAGGATGATAGAAACCTCACTCTTTTATTGGATGCAGCAAAAGAATGGCTTGCTGATTCTGGTGTGCCTGAAAAGGATACCTCTTTATATCAAGTAACGGTTCTGATTTATGTGGCATTGCAGTATGATCCAGACACCTACAAACGATTAGAACCGTCTTTAGAACGTAATGTTCTTACAATGAGATGTTATGGTGATCATCCATGACATTAGCAAAGAAGAATAAGAGAATCACATTTCAAAAAAAGGTAGAGGGTTATCATACAGATGAAGAAGGGAATCCGATTGAAAAATGGGAAGATGTTGTCACGGTATGGGCGGCAGTCAAACCACTTCGTGGTCGTGAGTTTTGGCAAGCGGCATCTGTAAATGCGGAGAACACCATTAGAGTGGAAATACGTTATCGCAAAGGGATTACAAATAATATGCGTATTTTATATGGGAATCGTCTGTTAGACATGAATAGTGTGATAGATGTGGAAGAAAAGCATCGTGATATGCATTTGATGTGTAAAGAGGTGCTAGACAATGGCTGATATGCAGTTGACAGGTATGTCGGAACTGATGAGCCGATTATATGATTTAGGACAAAGTGGTGTGAAAGCACAAAATAAAGCAGTAAAAGCTGGAGGGAAAGTGTATAAAGAGGGGTTCTCGAGAGAAGCTCCTAGAAGTGCAGTTCCTAGACTAGCGACTCCAAAACAATCATGGAGAACCGGGAAGCATGGTGCTGATAACGCAAACGTGAGTACAGTTAAAACAAAGGCTGGGGTAAAGTATGTAAACGTAGGATGGCTAAAAAGTGATAATTCGCCATTCTTCTATATGAAATTCCAAAACTGGGGAACCAGTAAGATGCCACATCCGCCGAAAAAAGGATTTGTTGAGAAAGTGGTAATGGCAAAAGAAAAAGAAGCTCTACATGAGATGAGAAATGTATTACAGCAGGAGCTGAGATTATGAGGGATTTGCATAAAGAAATCAAACAAGCTCTTGAGAATAATCAGGAGCTTGTTCAGTTATTAGGTGGGAAACGAATCGGACGACTTTTTTTCGATGGCGATAAAAAGAGTCCCTATATTACTTTCTCAGAAGTGAATAATCAGGATGGTGATTTTGTAGATGATGAAGTATACACGAGTGTTTTGTTGTACCAAATTGATATTTGGTCGAAGAAGCCAATCGCCATGCAATGTAAAAAAGAAGTAGATAAGGTGATGAAGTCACTTGGATTTACGCGTTTTTCTACAGCAGATCTATATGAACCGGATACGGGTATTCATCACTACGGTATGAGATACCGAACAAAAATCAGATTATATGAGGGGGAATAAGAAATGAAAGGGATTCCAGTAGGATTTCGTGATTTACATTGGGCAGAGTTATTAGAAGATGATGTGATGGGTGTCAAGTACGATACCCCTATTCCTATTGCAGGTGCCATTGAAGGGAAAACAAATCCAAAATCGGAAACGGTTAAACTAGAGGCTGATGATGGGATTTTTGCATCCGCGTCTAAATTTGGAGGTGCGGATATTGAGTTTAACGTTGCGGATTTACCTTTCGATGTGTATGCAAAATTATTAGGTAAAAAGGTCATCAAAGGTCAAGTTGTAGATAGAACAACAGATGTGGCACCATATGGTGCACTGATGTACCGTATTTCAAAGAATAATGGAAAATCACGTTATAGTGTGTTATATAAAGTGACGTTCTCGCAACCGGATGAAGAAAGTAAAACGAGTGGTGAAAAGTTAGATTTTCAAACTGCGAAAATTAAAGGTACTTCCTTAGAGCGTCGGTATGATAAGGCTTGGCGCAATCGATTGGATGAAGATGAGCCGAGTTTTGATCAGGAAGCGGCAAAAAATTGGTTTAAAGAAGTTCCGAAACCACCAGCAGAATCAGAAGAACCTTCTGTAAAACCAGAATCATTGAAAAAGGGTCAATAATTGGCTCTTTTTTCTTTTACAAATAAAACGAAAGAGGGATTGTTATGCAGCAAACACAGCAAGTCATGTTAAAACTGAGACAACCAAATGGGAAGTGGAAAGTATTTTATATGCCAAACTTTATCTCCGGCTTAGCGGCAAGAAGCGCGGCGCAAATGGCAGATCGATTAAAAGAAGATGATGTACCTTTTGAGGTGATTGAAGAAGGCGCAGCTTTCGTTACAGAAGTGTATAGGCATACATTTACGGAGGAAGAATTTTTAGCCGGAACACACTCTCAGTATCTAGCGGTTGTTCTTTTTGCAGTTTGCCAAGCTGTTTTAGGAAAAGTAAATGAAGCAGCAGCGTTACTGGAACAGGTCTATGAGGTGCAGGATAAAAAAAAGACGTATCGACGAAATCATCAGAAGAAGAACCGACAACATTCGAACAAGTCATGATGGACCTCTATAATAGTTTAGAAGAACATCATGGGCTCACGCAAAATGAAATAGATGAAATCGATATTGTGTATTTCATGAAAAGAATGGCGAGACGAAAAAAGAGAAATCAACCGAAACTAGCTACAGCAGAACAAGTTCCTTGGTTATAGGGAGGTGGAAACTTGTCAAAGGATATGGAATTAGGTGTTCGAGTCTCTATGGATTTACGGAATTTTGATTCTGGTGTTGCTGGAATGAATCGAAAATTAAAAATGGTAGACTCAGAATTTAAAGCAGCAAGTGCGGAAGCGAAAAGGTATGGAGATTCCGTTTCTCACTTACGAACGAAAATGGATGCTCTGGCGCAAAAATTAGACATTCAAAAACAAAAGGTCGCCCATTATAGGCAAGAAATGGAGAAATTGAATGTCAAACAGCAACAATTACGAACAGCGAGTGAAACGTTAGTTGGCAAAGTACAACACCTAGAGCAAGCATATAGAAAAAGTGCGCAAACGACAGGGAAGAACTCACAACAAACGCAACGTCTGAAGCAAGAATTAGATGAAGTGCGTCATAAATATACGATGAACGTACAAAGCTTAAGTCGTGTGAATGCAGCGATTGAAAAGAATGTGGTGAGCCTGAATCGAGCAAGAGAGGGCGAAGCGAAATTAAAGCATCAAATCCAACAAACGAACCAAGTGATGGAAAAGCAATCCACGCTTCTTCATAGGGTAAGTGAGAAAATGAAGGCGACAGGCCATAGCATGCAAAATGTGGGTGCCACAATGGGTCTGTCTTTTATGGCGGGGGCTACTACACTTGGTTATGCATTAAAGAAAACCATTTCGACAGCGGCTGATTTTGAATCCGCCATGTCTCGAGTAGCAGCGTTATCTGGAGCATCAGATGTGGAACTGAAGAAGCTGAATGATACAGCAAGGCAGTTAGGTTCCACAACTTCCTTTAGCGCTAGCCAAGCAGCGGAAGGGATGCAATATTTAGCGATGGCCGGATTTAAAACGAATGATATTATCGCAGCCATGCCAGGTCTATTAGATTTAGCAGCAGCTGGACAAATGGAGTTAGGAAGAGCGGCAGATATCACTTCGAATATCATGTCTGGATTTGGAATTGCAGCAACGGAGGCTGGCCGAGTAGCGGATGTTTTAGCGAAAGCAAGTACGAGTGCGAATACAGATGTGAGTCAACTTGGAGAAGCGATGGTATACTTAGCGCCCGTTTCGAAAAGCTTAGGTTGGTCACTGGAAGAAGCGACAGCGGCTGTTATGGCTATGTCTGACGCTGGTATTCAAGGAGCGCAAGCTGGGGCGGCGTTCTCCACTTCTATGGGACGTTTGGCGAAACCAACTGGAGAAGCAAAAGATATCATAGATACGTTAAACATCAAATTATTTGATCAAAAAGGAACCATGAAGTCGATGCCGAATGTGATTCGTGAATTAGAGAGAGCGACAAATGGTATGACAGATCAACAGAAATCAGCAACGCTAACGACAATCTTTGGGGCGGAAGCGTATAAGCATTGGTCCGTATTAATTGACAAGTCATCAGATGCATTAGCTAGCAATACGGAGATATTGAAAAATAGTGCAGGTACAGCGAAGGAAATTGCAGAGAAGCAACTTGCCAATCTAAAAGGTGAATTAGTCAATTTGAATTCAGCGATTGAGGGAGCATCCATTAGCATTGGGAATGCACTGATACCAGCAATTAGTGCATTGGGTTCTGGCGTAAAAAGTGCAGTAGATTGGTTTAATAGCTTAGATGAAAGTACGCAGCAAATGATAGCGACAGGCGCAGCATTAACTGTAGGAGCTATGGGATTAGTTGGTGTACTTGGTTTGATGAGTGTAGCAATTGGAGGATTGTTAGCAAATCCTGTTGTGCTTGCTATTGCGGGTGTTACAGCAGCTGTAGCTGGTTTAGGAGTGGGGATCGTTGCTTTATCGAGAGATGTACAAAAAACGACTGATGATATAAGTAGATTTGGTGATACCGTGAGTGAAGGGACGAGAGAGGCAGCAGGCGCATATGCCGATTTGAGAGATAAGGCCATTTCACATATGATGCAATTAAGAACGAAAACGGGAGAAGAAGCAAATGCAGCGGCCCAAGAAACCATTAAAGCCTTTAGAGAAATGACGAATGAAGTCGTAAAAGAATTAGAAGGTAAGAAGAGTAAGGTTGAAAAAATGTTCGGGCAATTAATGCAGTCTGTACCAGAGAATACAAAACAAACGTTAGAAAATGTAAAGAACAACGTTATTGCGTCTATCAATGTGGAAATAGAGACAGCAAAGAAAGCAGAAGCGATTTTGATGGAGGGTATGAAAAGATATCAAGGGGATATGTCTAAAATGCCCAAAGACTTTGCGAAACAATTTGAGGAGGCCTCTAAAGTCGCTGATAAAAATATAAAAGTATTTTATCAAAAAGCGTCCGAGTTAAGTGGTGTCTCAAAAAGAATTGCGAGTGAAGGAGAATTATCAGTTTCAGCGGGTAAGAAAAACTTTTCTGAAATAATCAAAGTGTACGGTGAGGGGGTTAAAGGATTACAGAAACAAACGAAGGGCTGGCGTGAAGAAACGGAGAAAATGTTTAAATTGGGTGATATTAATCCTGAAGAAAGAAAAGCGACCTTATCAGCTATCGAATTATATGAAGCGGAACATATGAGTAAATTGATAGGAATTCGTAATGAAAGTATAGAGACATTACGCCAACATTTATCTATGGAAGATAGAGAAATTGTTTTAGCTAATCTGGAGAAGATTGAAAAAGAAGATGCACATTGGTCAGAAAAATTAAAAGTGGCAGCTTTTGGAGCGGAAACGTATGATGAAGTACTTTCTAGAACCGATAAAGAGCGTGAACGAGCAGATAAAGCTCATAAAGATAAGATGTTAGAATTTGAAGCGCGGTATGCCCATCATAAAATTGAAAGTGTAGGTTCATTTGTTACAGAACTGACAAAAGCGAATGGTTCAGCACGTTTAATTGCTGAATCTATGGCAAGAGATATGAATGGAACGATGAAGATCGATTTAGGTTCCGCTGGACAGTATACGGTAGACACCTATATTGAAAAGTTACAAAAAGGTGACCTCGCTATAGATACGGTAGCTATAGCAAATGCAAATAAATTAAAAACTACCTACCAAGTTGACCTATCTCAAAGTGGTATTGATTCTATGAACAAATGGCTTGATGGTATGAAAAGTAAAGATACGAGAGAAGTAAGAGAATTTTTGGGGCATAACTTACAAAGTGATACTACGATTGATTTAGGTGTATATGGACAAATGACGGCTGATTCATGGATAACAGGATTGCAAAATGGAACACATTTATTTGATACTGTATTTAAATATTTCCAAGATAAAGCTAGAAGCGGCATGACTATAGATGCTTCTAAAGAAGGACAAAATAATATTCAAACCTTAATAAATGGTATGCAAGTTGGGGCGTTATCGGTAAATGATGTAGCGAAATCAATTGGTTTAGATATAAAAAATGAAACAAAAGTCGATCTAGGAAAAGATGGTCAGTGGACTGTCGCATCTCTTGTGAATGGGATGAAAGATGGGTCTATTCATGCGAAAACAGCATCCCAAGCTATAGCGGAATTAGTTGAGACAGAAGCGAAAATTGATTTAACGCAACAAGGGACAGATACAAGTATTTCGTATTCTGATGGACTGCATGCAGGAGAAGGGCCAACAAGAGAAGCGGCTCAACAATTATCTCATGCAGCACAAGAAGAGCTGGATAAAACAGATGGAGTGACTCCAGCTAATCAGGCTAGTAATCAATTTAGTAGTACATTATCTTTTCATGTAGGCCAAGTATTGCAAGCTGGACAGATGCTTGGAACGGGAGCTACAAGTGGGATGAATACCGTTGATGGAGCGACACCAGGAGTGAAAGGTGGAGACGCATTTACGAATGCGGTATTAGCGAGGTCAGGCGCCTCTAAAACAGCTGGACAAAGTAATGCAACGAACGCGAACCGTGGGTTCGCTACAATAGATGGAGTGAGTCAAGGTGGAAAAGGTGGAGATGGATTTACGAATGCGGTATTAGCGAGGATAGGTGCATCTAAAACAGCTGGACAAAGTAATGCAACGAACGCGAACCGTGGGTTCGCTACAATAGATGGACATAAACCAGGCATGAAAGGTGGAACAGAATTTACAACAGGTGTAGGAAGTCAAAAAGGTAGTGCAGAGGTAGCAGGTAAGAGCATAGCGACGTCCGCAAAGTCTGGTGCAGGAAGTGTATCCATGCTTTCTGTAGGGGCTTCCGCAATCGGTGGGATGATCAAAGGAGTTTGGTCAGGTGAATTTGATCTGAAGAGTGCATTTACAGGTGTGATAAACAATGCGATTGCAGGTGCCAAACGTTTGTTAGAGATCAATTCACCATCTAAGCGAGTAAAAAGAGAAATCGGTCATCCGATAGGCGAAGGTATAGAGGTAGGAGTGGAAGAGAAAGTAGATGCGGTTAAACAAGCAGCCCAAAGGCTTGCGCAAGCGTCTATACCAATTGTAAATCCCAAAGACCTTTCTCGTGCTACAAGATACTTAGGAGATACGTACAGTGGTAGTGTAAGTGATACAAGGCGCCGTACGGGTGAAAATCCGAACGGGTTAGGGGACTCTGTTTATAATCAAGGGAATATAGCGGTTACCATACCCATTGTATTGGAAGCAGATGGGAGGCCGATAGCACGTGCAACTTATCAGCATGTAACAGATTATCAAAATCGAGCGAAGGTAAGAAACTCAGCTTTTATAGGTTGAGTTTCTTTTTTTGTAGGGAAAAACGGGAGGTGTATAAATGAGTTCTTTTACATTTAATCATAAAAGAAAAAGATATATTACGATTTTACATGGATGGGAAAGACCGACTTGGGCACCGATGAAAAGAAATCTATTGCAAGTCCCTCATTATCCAGGGGCGAGGCTCTTACATACGCAGACGGATATGCGTATTTTAAACGTACCAGTTGGAATTGAAGCGGATAGTATCGCAGAATTACAACGAATAAAAGAGGATTTGACGGAGTGGTTATGTACCGAACAGCCATGTGAATTGATTTTTGATAGAGAGCCAAACAGAAGTTATCTAGCAATGGTAGATGGGAGTCTAGACTTAGATGAGTTTGTGAACCTCGGTCAAGGGGTTATTACTTTTATTTGTCCCATGCCGTATAAATTAGGAGCGAAACGCGCTGAGGATTTTGAACTTGACGGTAGAGGGTTGATTGCAAATGTTATAAACCCAGGCACAGTAGAATCCCATCCAATCATTGAAGTGGAAGTAGAGAAACCATCCACATTCTTGGATGTATGGAATGGTGAGGATTACTTCCGAATTGGATATCCATTGAAAGCGAATCAAGTCCCTGTCGAGCGAAATCAACGTGTGATGTGGGATGAGATGACCACAACAATAGGGTGGAGTAAGGTAAGTGAAATGGAAGATGGACAACCTGTTGGAGAAATGAAATCTGATAACTACCAATTGTATTGTTCAGATTATGGTACTGGAAAGGCATGGCATGGAGCTGCGGTTAAAAAGAATATCCCTGGTGGTCCTAAGCAAGATTTTATCATGCAAGCATATGTGACATGTAAAAGTACCGCAAGAAACCAAATGGGACGTGTGGAGATAGCGATCCTTGATGAAAATAGTAAAGTACTTTCTAAGATTGCAATGAATGATGTTTTCTGGCAGGCAGAACAAAATGTGGGGACGATGGTCATTGGTTACGATGAGAAACCAGGAAGAACAACTTTGATTCATGAAAGTGGAGATTATCCGACAACATGGAATCAATACTTCGGCAGGCTTTGGATAGCGAGAACGGGGAATGTGTGGGAAGCGTATATTTCAAAGTTTCTTTCTGAGACGGAGCGGGATGATTCGGAACGCTTTGTTAGATGGATAGATGAAGAGAAGTACCATATGGCAAAAGCTGCACAAATACAAATTAGTATGATGCAGTGGCAAGATGTTCCGCCAGTCGAAAAATTGACAGTGAGTGACCTTAAGTTTTGGAAGGTGAACATGCATACACAAGGTAACCTACCATACATCGCGGATAAAGGAGACAAAATTGTGATAGATACAGAACGAAGGTCGGTCAAAATCGAGGGGATGAGCGCGAGTAATATAAAAGATCCCTTTAGTAGCTTCCCTATTATTCAGAGAGGGAAAAATAAGCTAGAAATCATGCCACCGAATATCGGAAAGGCGAAAGTGACATATAGGGAGCGATACAGATGAGGACGCCAAGTGGAGAACTGCATGTTGTGGATTTTAAAAGCGAACAAATTGTATCCATCATTGGTCCGGAAGATTACTGGGACGACGTTCGCCATTTTGAAATCAAAAATAACATAGATACATTTGATTTTACGGTTTTTGATGGTACGGAACAGGCGGCTACGCTCATGCAACAAAATCTTGTGCTCAAAGAAGTCAGAGGAGGTCGCATGATCCCCTATGTTATCACCGAAACGGAAAAGAATTCAGAAGACCGAACGATTACGGTGTATGCATCAGGGGAATGGATCCAATTAGCGAAAGCAAACATTATTAAGCCGCAACGAATTGAAAGTAAAACTGTCAATACATTTATAGATATGGCCTTAGGCGGAACGAAGTGGACACTTGGTAGAACGGAGTATGCAGGTTTCCATACGATGACCATTGATGCATTTATTGACCCTTTGAAATTTTTAACAGATATCGCTTCTCTTTTTGAATTAGAAATTCAATACCGTGTGCAAATTGCTGGTCCTCACATTGTAGGACGCTTTGTGGATATGGTGAAGAAGCGAGGGAGAGACGCAGGGAAAGAGGTAGAGCTGGGAAAGGATTTAAGAGGAATTAGGCGGATAGAAAATTCTCAGAAGATCTGTACAGCCCTTGTGGGCTTTGTCAAAGGTGAA